ACGTGCCCTACGTCGAGCACCTGCTCGGGCGGCAGCGTGGCGACTCGGTCCTGAGCGAGACCTACGCCGAGTGGGAGCCGGGCTTCCAGCCCGTCACTCCGGCAGAGCAGACGCTGCGGGACGCGATCGCCACGATCCGAGACCGGCACGGCAAGTACGGGCCACCTACGGAGCATTTCGCCAGGACGGCGTCGCTGGTGAACGCGGCGTTCGGCACGACGTTTACGCCGGCCGACTGGGCTCTCGTCATGGTCTTGGACAAGATCGCCCGCCAGATGGGGCCAGCGGCGACCGACGACGCTGCTATCGACATCGCTGGCTACGCGGCCTGCCACCAGGAGTGCCGACGTGGCTGAACCCCTCACCGACGCCTACCTCCAGCAGTGCGAGCAGGACGCCCGCCGGTTCAGCGGTGCGTACACCGGGACCAGCGGTACGCTCGCGGCTCACGTCATGCGGCTGCTCGCGGAGTTGAGCCGGGTCAAGGGGACGCTCGCCGTTGAGCGAGCGAGGCGTGAGCAACACACTTGCCGCTGGGGCGACGACCCGAGCGGGCCTTACGTCTCGGACGAATTCCTCGGCGGCCTGCGGGCTGATAGCAACGAGTGCTGGCCGGATAGATGAGGGGGCAGGACGCATGATTGGTCTGTACGTCCTCTCGGCGTGGCTCGCTGCCGACGTTGCCACGGGCATCGTCCACTGGTGGGAGGACCGATACGGCGACCCCGCGTGGCCGGTGCTGGGGCGGCACGTCGTGGCGCCGAACATCCGGCACCACTCTGAGCCCCGGGCGTTTCTGGCCGGCGGCTACTGGCAACGCAACTGGACGACGATCCTGCCCGCGGCTGCCGTATCGCTCGTCGCCCTGGCGGCGGGGCAGCACTGGCTCGCCCTTGTGGCGGTGTTCTCTAGCCAGGCCAACCAGGTTCACGGGTGGGCGCACCAGCGATGCTCACGCCCGATACGGGGGCTGCAACTCATCGGCCTGCTGTCGTCGCCAGACGGGCACGCGGTCCACCATCAATCGCCGTTCAATAACCACTTCTGCGTCATGAGCGACCTGATGAATCCGGTGCTTTCGGCGGTCGGATTCTGGCGCCGGCTCGAGCAAGTCGCGGGCTTGGCGGGCGTGCATCCGAGAGCGGAGCGAGAGACTGCTTGACCGGGCGGCGGGTTGAGTGCGACGACGTGTCCTCCTCCACGTTGCCGCCTCCCCGCTTGCTCGGTCACGCCGCCGGTCTGCCCCCGTCCTTCGGCGGCCCTTCGAGGTCCAGCGGCGGCAGGAAGTCGAGCCCCCGGTGCGTCTCCGTGATCCGCGGATCAAGGTAGTGTCCCCTCGTCATCGCCGGATCGGCGTGGCCGAGGTGTGCCGTGGCGTCCCCCCCGGCAGCGGCGACGTAGGAGGCGGAACTCTTGCGAATCGCGTGGAACGCTCTGGAGGGCACGCCTGCCGTCTGGCAGAGCAGCCGCATGCTGGCGTAGTGCGACAGCGGATGGCCCGTCCTGGGCCACACTAGGGCGTCTGGCGGGCCTCGGCGGGTTTCCAACTCAGCAGCCAGGGCAGCGGTGATCGGGGCTACAAGGTCACGCTCCTTCCCCTTGCGGGTCTCGGCGAGGAATACGAGCCGCCCCTGCGACGTGTCCACCTCACGCCACCGCAGATCCAACAGGGCTCCAATCCGCTCGCCGGTCTGCCATGCGGACTGGAGAAGCGTGCTCCACCACCAGGCCGAAGGCACGCCGGACATTGCCCCTCGGCGGGCTTTGGCGGCTCGGACCAGGCGGCTCATCTCGTCCAGTGTGTAGGCGGTCGGCGTCCGCCGCACCCGCTTCTGGCGTGGCAGGCCCGGCCACTCGCCGCCGTGCAACTTCTTTTTGCAGGCCCACGTCCAGATCGCCAGCAACTGGCTGCGGTCCTTGGCGACGGTATGCGGGCTGACGACGCGCCCCCGGCAGGGGTTCGTGGCTCGCCACCGCAGGAACTTCGAGACCTGCACGTCCTCCAGATCCGTGATCAGCGGCTCGCGGCCGAGGAACTCAGCGAACTTGTCGATCGTGTGGCCGTAGAGCGTCATCGACCTGGCCGACAGATTCATGAGTAGGGCATACCGCTCCAGCAACTCTCGCATCGTCATCGGGCACCTCCTTCCCCCATAGTGTACAGATGTTTAACGGAGCCCTCTCCGTTGAAACTTCCCCCGCGAGTCGATCCTACGGAGGGTCGGCTGGCCGGGGCAAGTTGGGTGGTTTGGAGGTAGGGACGGTTTGATTTGCACGGACAGAACGATACGATTGGAGACATGATCGCCATGGCCAGCCCTTTCGCCGACTACTTCACCGTCCGCCAGACCATGCGGGCTATTGACGCCCTTGCGCCCAGCACGGTGACTCGGCTTGTCTACGACGAGGATCGCCCAAGGCCAGAGGGCAAACGTCTGGCCGGCAAGCTGATCGAGGGACACGGCTGGATGATCCAGAAAAAAAGCGTGTCCAAGTACCTTGAAGAGCAAGCCGCCAAGCAGCCCGGCGTCGGCTACCCTCGGGGCAGAAGCCGCAAGGCAGACAAGGCCAAGGCCGTCGCTAAGGCCAAGCGGTCCCGCAAAGTCCCCCGAGCCTGACGGATTTTTTTGGAAATCCGCATTTCCCCCGGTGTTTAGCCCTATTGCATATGCACCGGTCTGCCGATATGATGGGGGCATGCGAGCGAATGAGACTCGCAGCAAATAAACTGACGACCCAGCCCGCCCCGCGAGGGGCACAACAAGGAGACGATGCAATGAAGGCGACCAAAAAAACTTACGAGGTCAATGCGGACGGCAATCGCAGCTTTGCGAGCGGCCGCAAGGCATCGGTCATGTCTGTAGCCAAGGCGTGGAGGAGGCAGGGCCACGGCCCACAGGTCTACGCTATCGGCAACGACTCCGACGGCCGCGTGACATGTGACCGCATCGACATCAAGTAGGTTGCACACAGGATTCATAGGCCAAGGAGGGCCACGTCATGCACCGGATTTCGAACCTCATGCCCGCACTCGTCCTCGTCCGCATCGGCCAGGAGCTCGGCACCGATTCGCCGGCTGCTCGAGCCGTTCACGACCTTCTGGAACTGCTGGCCAGCGTGGCCGGCGCACTTGCCCGTTGACGTATGCACCGATATCCGTATACATATGCACCGCACGCACGATATCCAAACTGGACCGCTTGACCTTGAACTGTTCGCCCGTACACTAACCCGCCACACGAAGGAGACCGCCACTATGGACCCGCATCACAACGAGTACATCGCCGCCGTCGCTGGCATGCCCGAGCACACCGTCTCGGGCGGCACGACCCGGCTCATCGACGGCAAGCTGGTCACGACCTACGCGGTCGGCGACCGCATCAAGTGGCTCGACAAGGGCCGCACGCTCGCCGGCGTCGTGGTCGGGATCCTGACGACCGACAGATACCACGTTCGGCGGCATGTCCCTGACCGGGGCAACGAGCACCACGCGGTGACGGCCGAGCAGATCGTGCCGTTCTGACGCACGCACAAGGACCGTCGCCTGGTGGAACCAGACGGCGGAAGGAGCCCGGTGGAACCGGGGTAGCACGGACGCAACGACACCCCGCCGAGCAGGACGCGGAGCGGGTTTTTGACAACGCAGAAAGGGATGCGATGAGCAAAGACGAGTTCACGTTGCCGGCAGGATTTGTGCCGCTGTCCGATTGGGATCACCGTCACCGTAGCGGTAGTGATGGCCATTCGGCTGAGTACAAAGCACTGCGATTGGCCGCAGATGCTGGGAAAATCCAGGCATTCAAGATGGGCGGCAGCGGTCGCTGGTACGTCCACCGCAAGGCCGCAGCGGAGTTTCTGGCGTCACAACTGACGGAGCCGCAGGCGGCTACGAAGTCCAAGGCGAAGCAGCCGAGCGACCTGCAGTACGAGTCCGTGTGCGAATCGCTGGCAGACATCGCTTCTGGCCTTGGCCACGTTGTGACGCTGCTTGAACGGCTCGCCACTGCCGTTGAGGCGATTGCAACGCAACCGAAGACGGAGCGCGAGCCGGCTGGAGTGTGGCGAGACATGAACGGCGAAGTGATGAACTGAACGACACCCACAACGAAAGGAATGACAGATGACCACGGAAATCAGCACGCATCGGGCCGGCGGATTGGCCCTGCAATCGTTCGACGACGCCTTCCGGTTCGCCAAGATGGTGAGCCAGTCGGACTTCGCGCCCAAGGA